TGATCTGAAGGCCGGGATATCCTTTTGGTTGATCCGGTGCTTTATTAGCGCTCTGGGTTGTCCGAGTAATTGCCCCGGCGATGGCAACTTTGTGTTGTGGAGTGCTAGCGACTTGATGCATAGCTTTGAGTTTCTTGATGCCCTCAGTGCCCTTGGACTCCTGATTTCTGATTTCCTTGGCGTCATCATTCGAGACATATTTCCGCCCCTTCCGGCGCCTGATTGCCTCATCCAATTGTCTGCTTTCTGCCATCGGTCTTGATCCTAGTGCTCGCCTGAATTTTAGGAAGGTTGGATCATCATTAAGGATAAATTTTGTCAGCCGATCATAGACCTCAAGAATTCGCTGTCGATATCTCTGGACAATCACGTTGCGGTTAACATTCTCAAAGGCAACGCGCGTCAACAGGTATTCTTTTTGTGGGGTGAGGCCAAATCGTAGCAGCAAATCAAATCGCTGCTTTTCCTTGGAAGAGAAGTTACGACTTTCTCTCAGCGCGCCGACATAACGCCTGAGAGTTTCAGTAACATTGTCTCGTGCCTTGGGATTGGGCCATTCCGGTCGTATCTCCAGAAAAGGATTTTTGCCCTTTTTCTTGGCCTCTTTCCCTTCTTTTTTCTCTTTTTCTTTGTCAGCCATCTATCTTCATTTCATTTTTGTTATGGCATATTTAGTCTTTTTGTCATTTCGGAAAGTAGATATGGTCCGAAACAGATTTCTCCTGAAATTGGTAATTGTGTTTCAAAATGAAATCTTCGACCTGCTGCTTCCGGTTTTCGACAATGATCACTGGGCGAAATCTCTTGATGACATTACCGGCGCCCTGAATCACCTCAAACTCAAATCCCTCTACATCGAGCTGAATTAAATCACAGGAAGACAAATGCAATTGATCGATGGTCAACATCGGAATCACTTGCTCATCCTTCTTGGATTCTCGAACAACGCGGTAGGCGCCCATATTTGTGGTCGCCCTGGTATTCATGGCACATTGGCCCGGTGCATTACCCAGCGCAGCCTGAAACTTATAGACGTTGTTATAGGGGCAGTTATAGCTCATGCAATAAAAATTGAGCCAATCCGGTTCGAAGGCATAGACGTTCTGAAATTTCTGGGCATAGGCTCTGACATAGACACCCATGTTTGCCCCGGCGGTAATAACCGTGTTGAAATTCTTGACGTTCTTGAAATACTTGTGTTGATGAGAACTCTCGAAATCGGTAAATGGGCCAGCATATGCGCCCTTATCCGCCTTTGGCCATAACCAAGTATCATCTATCCCAGGTATTAATTGCTTCTCTCTGATCTCTATGAGATCTTTAATGTTCTCTGACATTGACCTTTACCAAAAAAAATTGTGGTGTAAATCCTGCAAAGGCAGCCCCGGAATTTAACCAGTTCGTTGTGTTTATTGTTTGCTTACGTGATTTCGTTATGAGAATAACTTGGTTGGTGGGCTGCTCAATTATTTTCCCTTTGTTATTTCTCCATTCATATCTGTAATTGACTGCCATATCAAAAGAATCCCTCGAATTTACTCCTATCAATTTCGGTATTATCCATAACAGGAGGATCGGATAAAGTTTCTTGTGCCTCTTGCTCTACTTCGAAATAGCGCATCTTTGGTTTGTCCACCCCCACAACAAATCGCTGATTAAATGTCGGATCTCCAAAACGATTTTTGAGCTGCTTAATGAGTTGTTGATCAAGTTCTTGCAGTTCGTCTGTATTTATAATCGCAAACATGAAGTCTGCCGTGGCGGGCAACCCAAAACTCTCGGCGGTATTTTCCAGACCCACATCCGTATCAGCATACCCGGCGCGATTGGTTTGTGTCGCTGTAATAATCGGAACATTGGATTCAACAGCAAGACCCCGTAATTCCTCGGCTATGGCCTTAACATATTCATATGATGAGGACACACCCCTACGAACACGAGATGAAACACAGATGTTAATGTAGTCCACATAAATAATTTCAGGCACAAATGATTTCTTGAGTTTCAATTCACTCAAGAGATGCTTGAAATTCAGGGTGCTGGCCGAAGCTGTGGCGTACTCTTTAACAATTAATTTGCCGATGGTTTTGACCATATCAACGTGTCTTTTGTAATCCTCTTTACTTAGCTTGCACAATTCGTTAATTGGAATATCGAGGACATTGGCATCGATCCTTTCGGCAATTCGCCAGTCCGCCATTTCAAGGGTGATGTAGAGGACATTGCGGCCCTGCTTTAGATCGAAGGATGCCTCATGACACATCCAACGGCTCTTGCCGCCCCCAGTGCCCGACAGGGCCACTGTCAAGGTCTTATTGGGGAGCCCACCGCCCGTGATTTTGTTGAACATCTCCAGGCTAAATGGCTTGCGTTGCTCGGTCCCGGTATAGAGATTCCAGCGTTCCTCCCAGTCCTCAAAGAAGCTATGCCCAATATGAGTATCGAAACTCACGGCCAGGGCATCGGTTAGGATTTCGGGAATGGACCCCTTGGTCACGGGCTTATTTTCGGCAATATCAATCGATTCCAGGAGCGCATTATGTATTGCACGCTCCTGGCAAAATTCTTCTGTTTTGTCCACAAGCCAATCAAGATCGTTGTCTTCATCGGATTGTAGGCTGTTGATTATATCCTGGGTTTTTTGGTAGAGATCATCCGCCAGTGATTGATTGGCTAATTCTATTTCCAATGCTTCTTTAGTGGGGGATGTATTGTATTTGCCGACGTACTCATTGATCAGCTTGAATGTCAGTTTCTCGGGCTTTTGATGGAAATAATCCTCATTGAGATAGGCTAGGCATTTACGGACATAATCTTCATTCTCTACCAAATTCGCAAGAATTAGTATCTCAAAATTCAAATTACCTCGTTTCCTTTTTCAAATACGATTTGATTTTGGGGTTGTGTTCTATTGCATTTTTGAAGCTATCGATAACGATGTTGATTGCTAACTCCTCTGCCACCTTTGCCACCAGCCGCTCAAAAGCAATTCCATCATAGACCGAGTATGTGTCCTTGACGATGATGACATTGCCGTTCAAATTAAAAATGACTTTGACATGATATTCCCGGTAGTCTTGCTCGATCACCACACTGCCACGAAAATCGTTGCCCGTCAAATTGAAGTGGTTGACTAGCTTGCCCTGAATTTTTTTCTCTTTGGCCCGCAGAAATTCATCTGCCGAAACTACATTGGTATTTGTTGTTGTTCTCATTTTTTTTGGATTTGTGAAAACTTTCCATTTACGTGGTTGTGATAGTCCGATGTTTCCGTCATTATCCATTGCCGAACAAACTCTCTTGTTTCTGCCAGTTGACTTTTTAGTTGTGCAATTTCTTTTTCTAGTTCCTTGATGTATTCCTCCTGATCAGTCATTGATCGAGGTTCTCATTTCACTCAGAACTTCGTTTGCTTTTTCTTCAGCAGCCTGCAGCATCTGTGAAAGGGATTCAACCTTTTTCTCAGCTTCTTCGAGTTTTTTTCGACTGAGCGCGCTAATCTCCTGATATGTAATTCCAGGAAACATTATTGATTTTTCTTTCCCGACAGTTCTACTCAGGAAATCGACGCGAACTCCAATATACTTATCCGATTTAATAGATTCGGATAACCGTTTCATACTGTCTAATTCAGCTTCAGCTCTGCTAATTTCAGCAAGTAAATTACGAATATTCATTATTCGGACACTCCATAGAGGAATTCTTTTTGCGCTGCCCCCTCAAGCTGTTCCATGATTTCTTCCGTAAAGATCTCCTTTGGATTTTCGTGAATGTGTTTTCCATAGACTTTTCGCCCATCGGGTAATTCGTATTGGGTTGAGACTTTCTTGATGATACCATGCTTTTCGGCGAGCTGTAACAAACCAAAATACTTGTCCAGCCCTTTTTCGTAAGTGAGGAGGAGTTCCGCCTCTGCATTCTCACGCGCGATACGGGATTTGTAGGTCTTAACCTTGATAATATTACCAAGTATGTCATTGTCTTTCGATTTGGTGACGGCCTTATCCTGTTTTTTACTTAGGAATAATACCGTACTGGCAGCGTATTTGAGGCCACTGCCGCCACCCATTTCCTTGGTGGGGACATAGGCGCCAACAACATCATAGATGTGATTGGTCAGAATCAGCGGGACGCGCACCTTAGCTAGGTGTAGGGTCAGGACTCGGAAGGCAGCTCGAACAAGTTGGGCTCGCGTCATATCGCGAGTTTCTTTACCCGCTTCCGAATCTTCCATTTCTTTTGATGTGGAGAGCATACCAAGGCTATCCAGCACAATCATCATCTCGGGTCGCTCGGCCTCATCCTTGGCCTCATAGGCTTTCAGAACGCGAATAGCATGTGTTCGAAATTGCTGCATGGTCGCGACTTCGGAAATGATCACTCGGGTAGTATCGATCCCCCGGCTTTCCATCATTTGCTTGGTAACTGCGGCCTCGGTGTCATAATACACCACCAGATTTTCGGGATTGGAATCGAGGAAATGCTTAACGACCGATAGAGCAAAAAATGTCTTGCCAGTCGCAGATGCCCCGGCCAGGGCCACGATCTTGTTGTTGGGTACGCCCCCATACAAGCTGCCACTCAGAATGGCATTCAGCATGTAACAGCCGGTGTCTATAAATCCACTGAATTCGGCGGCCCCCTTTTCATCTGCGGCAATGTTGGTGAACTCGTCTTTCAAAGTCTCGACCAAATCTTTCGCAAAGTTCATTAATCTTCCTCAAAAATAAGTGGACAATTCTCTTTGATCTTTTGACATTGGAGTAAGGTTTCCCTAATTTTAGGAAACCACTCCTCTACATTTTTTTCAATTTCTTGTAATTGCTGAATCTGTTTTTGGTGATCCTTCTCTTGAAAGTAATCAATAACTTCGGTACTGACTAAAATCATACTGCCATAAAGCACAGCTAAAATAGCATAGAAGAAAGTATCTTGTTCGAATATTTTCATTAACATCAGTTACTCTCTATTGTCCGATCTTTCCATGATTCAACTTTTGTAGTTGGATGTGGGTGTGTCTTAAAGTGATCATGTTCTCTTTGCTTCCATTCTTTCAAACTAGGATCTTTTTTCGCTGCCTCAAGGATTTCTGACAGATTCGGACAATAAAATCCGGGGTTTATTTTTTCAACTGCAAGGCAGTAATTGTAGCTATCATAGGCGTGCCACCGCGAGAAAGTTCGTTTTTCAAGCTCGTCTCTGGTCGCATGAACCTTATTCATGCGCTCAATTTCAGTCAACACATGATTACGAATTTCACTATGGAGTCTATCCGCATAACGGACCTCCATGACAATCATAATAATGGCGCCATAAAGAAGCGCAAGAAACGAAATAAAAAGAAAATTGTTTTTAAATAGCTTTTCGATCATTTCGGACTACGACCTTTGGTTTTTCTGCTATAACTGGTTTCCTCATAATCATAGGGACGGGCGATGCTGGATTTGCCTGTCTCAGAACATAGCCCGTACCGATCAACAATGCAATTGCTAGGGGATCGAAGACCGCGACCAGAATAATGATGAGCCATCTGACACTGGTATTTATCTGTTCGGCACTGGCTTCACCATAAATCAAATTCGCAATGTATTTTAATGGACCAACTTTTGTTTCGCTCTGCAATTTATTGGATTCAACAACGATCTTTCTTTGCTCAATATCGAGAATTTGTTGCTGATAATCCATCTTCTGATCGATCAGCTCTTGCTTGTCCTTAGCATACTGTTTGTTCAGTTGCAAACTCTTGGTCACATAGCCCTTGTTCGCCGCCGTAGCGACCACACCATCAATAACCGCGATCTGTTGATCAATCGTTTCGATCTGTTGTTTCTTGGCGTTAATCACAGCCGCGAAACTCTTGATCTTCGTTCCATAATTGGCGGTGATTTCAGCGGTTTGAACGATATGCGATTTGGCCAGGAAACCATAGATGCCCAGTGAGGTAATGCCCATTAGGACCATGACAGCGCTCGCCAGATACAATTTGATTGAGTGTGGAAGCACCCGCCAATTCAGATGGGCATAGAATGCCGTCGAGACTTTGGCTGCCTCAAGAACAATTGCCATAACCATAATGGCATGGGGGCTCGCCGAGAAAATTTCCATGAGGCCCAATACCGAGAAGAAAGCGGCGACCGAAGAGAGAGCAATTGCAATTGCTAATGTAATATAGGCACTGATTTTGAAAATAGTCATTTCACTTATCCATTCCAGCAGCCTCTAAAAGCTGCTTCTTAAAGTCTGCCACTTTACTTGCCCGATCAGGCCACTTGATAATTATCTTGTCTGGATCTTTCATCAGGTTATTTAGGAGAGGCATTATCATTTCCATTACGGTGTCGAGTCGATTGGCATATTCCTGGGCGTCATATTCCAGTGCTTTATTCACTTCCAATGTCTGGTCTAATTTCTCCTTGACCGGCGCAGTCATAAAATCCTCATCCTCAAATGAAAACCCAAAGTCGAATCCTCTACTCATCAATAGCCTCTTTACTTACCGGAAAATATGATAATGAACATAATGATCAAGATGGTAGCCACGTCTATACTATCAAACATCGGCCTTGCCTTGCGGGGTCATGATTTGACAAATCTCGATTGCTGCATCGTCGTTGCTGTCAGCGCATACATCGGTGATCTCAAGGAGTTGTTGTTCCAGCTCCTCGATGCGCGTCGCCAGTGATTCTTCTTCCATCCAACGATCTCGATATCGCTCGGATAGTCTATTCATTTCACTAAGACGTTCAGCAGCCAAATGTTCTGCATCGATCACCTTCTGTTCCAGCTCCTCGATGCGCTTAATCAGCTTATTGATGTGGTTCTCGAAACCGTCGTTGTCTTCTCGTGTCGCCTCAAGCACGTCAGCCAGCTCTTCGACGCCCTTCTGCTTAGCGGCCACGAGCGCCTCCAGCTCCTCGATGCGCTTCTCAGCAGTAGCCAGCCTGCCAGCTTCGATCTTATATAGGTCTTCAAAGTCTTGATATTCACTCATCTGTTTATTACTTCCTTACTCCAAAATAACGGGCAAGTTCCCGAAAAGCGGCACGAGTCTTCTTCGCATCCTCCAGATCAATTCGTTG